GCAGTAGAAGCCTCCCCCTCAACTACCAGGCAACTAGCAGAGATGCTGGTGCCCAATTCACTATTAGCAGGTGGTCTCACCTACATGGGTACTGGAGATCTCGGTCAAGCGGCACTGGCAGCTGGACTGGATTTTGGTGTTGGTGCAGGTGGTGTTGCACTAGCTGGACGGTTTGCTCCAGGTCGCTCTGGTACGTTGACTTATAGGAACAAAGAAGGTAAAGAAATTTCTCAAAGTCATTATCAACCTTCTATGCCGCAAAACATTGCGATGGGTGCATCGCCTGTGGTATCAACCCTACTTCTTGCGGGCATGCAACCTCCTTATAAACCGCAAAACCAAGAGCAAGTTGCTGCTCAACAAGATGCGCAAAGACAAGCAGTTAATAACCTTCAACAGGAACTAACCGTCCCTGGAACTAACTTCCAAATTCAAGGCTTACCTCAACGTGCATTAACAGGTGAACAATCTTATGTTGCACCTAACGTCATTGATCCTTATGGGCTATCCAGGGGCATGATGTAATGTTTGCAAAAAATCTACTTTCAGATATTCCAGAAAAACTGCAACAAGTTGGTCAAAGCTTTGTTTCAGGTGTCAGAAAAGCGGATGCTGTTCAACGTAGGCAGGTTAAGGAAACTGGATCCAACTACGGACAAAGTATTTTCGACCCTCGGTTCCGCTCTAAACTACAAGGTCAAGGCGTAAGTTTTAAAAACAACCCGGCCGAATTCCTTGGCGCATATGCATCCAGGGGTTTAGTTGATATTGCTGCTGATGGAACCCGCACTTACTTTTGGCGTTACAATCATCCCCTTGCAATTTCTTCTGGGTTAAGCGAACTATACCTAGGTAACTATACACGTTCTGCTACGGGTAAGGCAGCAATTACTGCAGGTATCGGCATCCCAGCCATTGCAGCTGCTGGTACTTACGACATTACAAATCCTGGAGAGATGTTCCGTCCCAAGGGGTATGCACAGCGATATAGCGAAGAAGGAACTGATGATCGTCGTCAAACCACTCAACCAGGTGCTGAGTTATTTGAACGTTTCTTCCTGGGACGTACTGGTGATCCTCTTAAGTACGAAACGGCAAAACAAGATATTCCTGACCTGACACCTGAGCGCTGGGGCAACTACCAACGATTCCTGTACCAGGACAAAGGGCTACTCGGTCTTGGTGTCTTAAAAGGAACAATGGAGAATCTGGAGGGCAACCCAGAGGTTCGCCTTCTTGGCTTCCCTGCCAACATCCCAATGGCAGGTGGTTTTGTTGGCGGCACACTTGCAGCAAAAGCAGCGTTATCCCAAAAGACTCCGGTTAATACACCCAACCGTCCTGCACGTCGCCTTGCAGGTGGCTTTGCTGCTGCAGTTGGTGGTTCCATTGGCGGTGTGCTGCTTGGTAATGCGGTTAATGAAGTTATTGCAATGGGTAATCGTCCCACCTACCCATCTACCAATACGTACGATCAGAATATAAGCTGATAAAATTAAAGTAATAAATAAGTTATAGAACGTACATGGCTAACGAGACCCCGCTGCTTACGGGAACGCCCAGCCCCGACCCTTTTGGTAATTTATTAAATTTTTTGAATGCCAATAGGCAGACTCTTGGTAGAACAGCTCGATATGCCCCTGGTGCTTCTGTTGCCGTTGGTGAGCTTGCCCAAGGTGACGTGATGGGTGCTATTGGCGCTGCAGGTGGTGCGTATGCCGCAGGTCAGGCAATGAAAGGCTTGGCGGGTGCAATTCCTGCTTATGGTCTTCCCGGCATGCTTGCCAAAGGTGCGCTGTATGCAGGTGGTAGCCTCCTTGGTTCCAGCCTTGGTGCACAGCTTGGTTCTGGTGTTGGTGCACTCGGCAACCAGTTAATTGGTGGTACGCAAAACGCTGTGGGTGATGCAGCTAACGCAATTGCAGGCACTCAACGAGAGGCTGGTACCGCTGCTGGTACGGGTAAAGAAGCTGGCCTTGGTGGCATGAGTCAGCAAGAGCTGAACCAAATGCTTGCCCTTAAGCAAATGGGCGTGAACATGCCTGCCGAAGCCTTGGAGCGCAGCTTCCAAATTACGAATAAGATGAAGGATCGTGATGTGGGCCGTCAGATGCAAATGAACCAGCAACTGGCAGGGTTAACTGCACAGCTCCAGCGCAACCTGGGTGGCATGCAACTTGCTGGTAGCGCAATGAATATCGGAGGCCAACTCACCTCGCAGATGCTGACTTCTAATCCTTACCAAGCTTCCGTGCTGCAGACCGGTGGCATTCGCGGCCCCCTGGGCTGATAGGAGGTTATAACAGTGGCTAACATTGCACAAAAATATTTAACACCTTTTGCTTTTCTGAGCTCACCTGAGTATCAGTCACTTTCTGAATCAGACAAGCCAAGGGCAATTGAAATGTTTAAATCTGCAGATCCTGCTGGGGAACGGTTGGTTGATTGGGCAATTGAACAAAATACTCCTGAGGCCCGTCAAAAAATCATTGAACAACAACTGGCTCTTGATAAAGCCCGTGGTGAGCAGCAAATGAAATATCGTATGACCAACGATATTATTTCTAATTTAGGTAAAGCCGCCTACTCAGCTTTGGGTGGCGGGCGCTTACCTTATGACTATGTAGGTCAGGGTATTGCCAATGTTGGTAATGCTTACCTTGCTGGACGCCAAGCTGTTGGCGTACCTGCTCCTGTTGTTGGCCAGCGTTATTTTTAATCAAGGTAGAATAACAACATGGATTGGTCAAACGCAAACTTTGGGTACGACTCAACGGGAGCGTTTAATTCGACCGCTAATAATTTAATTAAAAATCCTCTAAAAGGAGGTGGAGGGGGCATGGCATTTCCATGGATGGCAGCAGCAACGCTTGGCAGCAGCATATTCAGTGGCCTTTCTGGAGGCAAAGCAGAAGCCAATAGAAGCCAAACAGCTGCTAATATTGCAACCATGCAGGCAAATATGGCCATGCAAGGTGCTTTTCGTCAAGGCCAGCAGGGGTTGTTTAATACAACAGTTGCTCCTGAATACGAATACGAACGCCAAAAACGTGCTCGTGATTATGGGAATTTGTTCTTTGAACCGCAAGAGCAATTTCTAGCATCTCAAGAAAGAAAGCGTCAATTACGCGACAGGCTTTCTCCTGAAGCACTGGAAGTAAGTGCACGTGACCGCGCAGATGCCATTGCTCGTGTTACAGCAGATCGCCGCGCTGTAACAGATGCAATGTTTGGTGCGCCAGCATTTACTTCTTCTCGTTACACTAATCCTGCTTGGATGCAGACTGCTTAAAATACAATAAAAGGAATTAGAAAAATGGGTGGTGGCAAATCCATAAACGTAGAAGCTCCTAAGGAGAGCGCTGAACAACGCGCTTATTATGCCCAGCTAGCAACAGATATTGAAACGGCGCGTCAGAAAAAAGACGCTGCAGAGCAAGCAGAAGCTACTCGCAAATCGCTTTTAAAAAGTTCTGGTGTACGCAACCTAGATCCTTACTACTCTGTTTTAAAAAAACAGCTTGCTAGTGGTTCTGTTACTAAAGAAAAAGCGCTGCAGCAAATTGGAGATTATCAACAACAATACGGGATGGATCCCGATAATGTTGCCAGTTATCTCAGAGAAATTGAGCAAACTAGTTTAGAACGCGAACCCGAGCAAAGGGAAACACTTGTTCAACGTGCGTTCCAAGATCTCCTGGGACGCAAAGCATCTGATCAAGAATTACAAACACGCCTCGGTGAAATTTCCAAGTCAGGCGGTAAGCTTGATGTCAATGCAATCGCAGACTCCCTTAAGAGTAGCGATGAGTATAAAGAAAAAGTTGGTGGCAGCTATCTAGAAAATTACTATCGTAGTTACTACGGTCCCAGTGAAAAGGAAACCGTTAAGGGCGCCGAAGGTGCACCTGACTGGCAAAAGAGTACCGGGCGTTACACAATTTCTACCGGCTCACAATTTTCCCCGACACTTGACGAAGAGACTCAAAAAACAGTCGGACTTAAGTTTGGTGCAATGCCAGACAAGTTTACTGGTAGTGTAGGCGAAATTGAGCAGATGCAACAAAAGATGCGTCAGCGGGATGAATTTGCTTACAACTCTGGCCTTACCAAATTACAAGGTCAAATTGATTCTGATATTCAAAAAATCAAAAGGGGAAGCGCCAAAGAGGTTGCTGAAATTTCATCCAAGACCGGAATCTATGGCAACCTTGTTTCTGGTTTCTGGTAACAATTGGTCTTGTTATAATTTGTTTAGTTATTAAACAACCGTTTCATCAATGTCCTACAGCAAGTACGGCACTAAAACAGTAGATGGCACCGTGTCTAATCGCACGCTTCAAGATGTCCTTACAGACCTGGATACTGAATATTCAACCGGCAAAGGCAAAATGGACGAAGAGACCTATAAGGGTCTTCGTAAAGCTGCTTTCGAAAGCGAATACACTCCGTCAAGTTTTAATATGGACGAATTCGAAGGCCTGCTCGGCAAGCTGGAATCTTCTAAAATGAAGCAACAGCGTCAAAAGTCCGTTGAAGGCCGTCGTGACATCATGACTGGTGGCCTGGCTGGCATGCTGAGCAACTTCTGATTTATTTTCAATGACCGACGAAGAACGGCTGCAATCTTACCGCGATGCTGCGGGTGCAGCGTATGACTACCAACGTAATCGCGGTGAGTACCAGAGTCGTGTCTCTGACATTGACTCCGACTCTTCTTTGGACGCTGATACAAAATCACGTCTGAAAAAAGAAGCTGCAGACCGTTTCTATGGCACCGGTCAAGATGAAGCACGTGCTACTTTAGAACTTGGTGCTGAATTTGGCGAGAAAGCCGCCAAGTACAAAGGAGCTGAAGAACGTGCAACAATCGGAAAAGGGGCAGAAGAAACACGCGCTGGAGCAGAGCAGGCTCAACTCTTCAAACAAAAAGACGAAGAGCGCGATTACCAACAATCGCAACGCGGTTATAGATTCTGAGCTATTTGAAGCCTGGGTCGATAATCTCGATTCGTCAACCCAGGAATCATTCATCTCTTTTGCTCAAAATAACTACTCCGTTATTGAGTGTTATCTATATTCTCGTTTCCTTGGTTATTGCGGGTCGATTGCGTCCTGCGATGCCTGGGTTTCGTGTAACTACCCAAAGCCTGATCACCGCAAGATTCTTCTTACTGAAATTGACGAAATGTTGGAAGACATTCGTAAACTCAGGGAAGATATTGAAACCTTTCAAATTAAACGTGATGCAGGTGTTGCACGAATTGCAACGATGCAAAAAGAGCTACGTGGCACAATTGCACAGATTGATACTTTTACCTCTACACGAGACAGGAAGGGTTTGTTGATGGCCGGTGCAGACCGCGCCATTCGTGAACTCATGTGCATCTTCAAAGATGATCCCATCGAAGCACCTTTGCTTGAGGCATCGATGAGTGTATGGGCAAAGATGCAACTAGACGAATAAATGCATTAAACTAAACAAAAGCAATACATGATATGGGCGCCGGTAGACGTTCTATTCCAATCGCGGGCTCAACGCCTCCCTACAGGGGCGAACAGTCGCGTTCACCCGAAGATGCCTTTCCGAGCCGCAACGCGTCACAGGGCCCCAGCCAGCCTTCTCGTGACGTACGTCCCACCATGGAGCGCAGTGGCATTGATATGGGCGCAGGTCGTTCTACCCGTTCGTTTTAATTGACATGAGCAAAAGTAAAGTACCGCCTCAGTTTCTGGCACACCTAAAGAAAAAAGAAGCCAAGAACGAAGACGGCACCGAGATGAATGATAAGGAAAAACGTAAAGCAGCTCTGGATAAGGCGAGTAAGTACCAAGAGCAAAAACGTAAATCTAAAAAGTAGGTTAGTATTTAGTTACTAACCAGTTAATGCTGTGCCTTCTCATCTTCACTTAGCTTATCGACGTAACGCTCAAGCTGCAGTTAAGAATCACAAGGTACGTAAGCATAAGAACGAAGAACTATTACAAAGAGCCCGTGAAGATTTTGGGTTCTTCTGTGACTACGTAGCAGATAAAGCTCCAGCCCCTCACCACAAACAGTGGCATCGTCACTTTGTTACGGGTCAAGATAGTAGCTGTTTGGTCGGCATTGCTGGCCCCAACATTGATTTACTTGCCCCTAGGGGTAGTGCCAAGAGTACAGTCCTGGGCTTGTTTACTGCATGGGCAATTGGTGTGCACACGACAGCCAAGAAGCCTCTACAGATTCTTTATCTTTCCTACACAGTTGATATCGCACGCTCTAAGTCTGCAACCATCAAACGAATCATTGATAGCAAACGCTATCAAGAAGTTTTTCCAACAGTCAAACTTCTCAAGAACGTAACCAGCAATGAGTACTGGTCTATTGATCACAAATTTGCCGGCATTGATGTTACCGGTGATGAACAATTTACTTTGTGCGCAGCAGGCCTGAAAGGTTCGGTGACCTCCAAGCGTAGTCACCTCATCTGTATTGATGACCCTACCAAGAGTGCAGCAGATATCTCCAACCCTGACATCAGGAAGATGATGGAGGATAACTGGAATGCCGTTATTGCTCCCACGATGTTTGAGGGTGGACGGGCGATCTGCCTTGGTACTCGCTTCCGACATGATGACATTCATGCCACTACATTTAACGAACAAAACAACTGGACTCAAATTGTTCTTTCCGCAATCCAGGCAAATTCCAAAACAGGTGAGGAGGAATCCTATTGGCCGGAGATGTGGTCACTGGATTACTTAAAGGAAAAGAAACGACAGGCACCTATTGCCTTTTCGTTCCAGTACATGAACAGGATTGTTCGTCAGAGCGAGCTGTCCCTATCTCCAGAGCTGTTGGTCAAAGCGGAGATCGCAACTGAGTTTGATGCCCTTGGCGTAGGGGTTGATCTATCTGCTGGGACTAAAGAGAAAAATGATTACACCGTATTTGTGCTTGGTGGCCGCATTGGTGATTGTATTCACATTATTGATTATCGGCGCATGCGCGTCATGGGCAACCTGGAAAAACTGGATGAACTAAAAGAACTTCTCAATGACTGGTGCATTGTTGGCCGCGATGAACAGGGCAACTACTTCCCAACATACTCAACATGTGATGTATGGTCTGAAGCCGTGCAGTACCAGGCATCTTTAGAGGCTGACTTCAAGCGTGTCTGCCTGAATGGCGATGGTCTTTTTAACTTGATCTGGCACCCGGTCAAAGGATTTCGTGCGGATAAACTGGCTCGTTTCCGTGGCATCATGGGCCTGTTTGAAGACCGTAAGATTATCTTCAACAAGTACCGTAATTTTGACACTATGTTTGAAGAGCTTACCAACTTTGGTGTAAGTGGGCACGATGATTGCGTCGATTCACTGGTCTGGTTGGTTAACGGTCTAGCCAAAAAGAGCAATTTGCAATTTGATTACTAAACTTATAATTAAAAGAAAAGCAATAGTTTTGTGGGTCCGGAGTACTTAGCAATTGCATTCACGGCAGTTGTCTCTGCTGTAACAGGCGGGTCCTGGGCCGCAAACAAAATTTTATATAGGGTTCACCAACGCTTGGTTCAGTTGTCAGACGACGTGATAGCGCAAGAAAATAAGCTGAATAGATTACAAGAGCAGATTGGGCGAATGCCGATGGACTACGTATTAAAGGTAGATTTTTTACGTGAGATCCAGGAAATGCACGATAACTTTCGACAAATTAACACTAAGCTTGATAAGCTAATGGAAAAGCTTTTGTCAAAATGAGCTACATTATTGAGGTCCAAGAAGATGAATTCGGTGATCAATTCATCACTCTTCCCGAAGAAATAACTGAAGAGCTTGGCTGGCA